GAGCCATTCCGGGGTTGCCGTCGCAGTCATGGATTGATGTTCAACCTCTTCGTCATGACATCGACGACCCTCTCAAGCCGATCTCTGTTTTCCTTGGTTTGGCTTTCCAGTACGGTCAATCGATTGTCGATAGTCGAGAGATGAGGCGAACCGCGCGTTTCCAGTGTTGCAACGCGCGTCTCCAGCCTCACCATGTAGGCGGTTATGCTGAGAACAGCTGCGCCGATAGCAATGGCCTGCGCGACCAGGAAATACACAAGAGTCTGGTTCTCGCGCAGCCATGATTTGAGCTCGGTCATTCCGGTGGCTTCGGCGGCGGCAGCGGAACAGCCTTGGCCGCGTCATCGAGTTTCTTGGCAAACCACACGGTTGCTTGCGCCACTTGCAGTCCGCCTGCCTTGGTGGCGGTGTCGAGAATTTGTACGAGCGCCTTCTGCTCTTCGTCGTTGAGCGTGATGCTGATGTCCTTGGCAGACGCGGGAGCAACCAAAGCCAGAAACGTCACGCTGGCATAGAGGTTAATTTGTTTCATATACGCCACTCAGCATGATCAAGCCTGCCCCTGCTGGCGATGTTGCACCATCGTAGTTGGATACGGTGATTGCCGTCGCCGCGGTAGCAATGCGCCCCTGTACCATCTTGCCCGTGCTTTCATCGCGTCCGACTAGCATGTATATGTTTGATCCAGCCGTTACCGGAAGCCCTGCAATAGTAGCGACGCCGCCTGAGCACGATCCCGCTGGCGCCATCACGTCGATGGAAATAAAGACGGTCTTGCCAATCGTCTTGTAGCGACCCAATTGGGCGGGGTAAGTACCCCCCGCCACCGATCCGGAAACGCAAGTAATCGTCGGCGCGAAAGTCGACCACGCCGTCCCGGAGTCGCCCGTGCCGCCATAGGCAACCGCGATCGGCGTGATGGTGGCAACGCTTCTCGCGCTGAGATTGCCAACCCCGTCAACAAGAAATTGACCGCCCGGCCCCCGCAGAAAATACTGAGAAATCGTGTAGCCACTAAGATCAATGCCCATACGAATCCCTTGAGCTATACCGTCCGTACAAATGACGCAGCCGTTGGTAGACATCGAGGGCTGTCCATGCAGCCCGGTCAATAAAAGAGCGTTTCTCCAACCCTCGACATCATTACCTCCGGCAACCTCATAGGCCGCTTCAAATACAAGCGCGCTCCCTTTCCCTACCTTGGATGAAGACACGCCAAACAAGTATTTTGAGCTTCCTCCGAGATCTATACCAACATCAAACTCCACACCCGCCACCTCGAATAAATTGGTTGCACCAGATTTGGCTCTTGCACCAAAACTGGAGCCGAACAACGTGCCGCGATAGTCGATCTGTCCCTGGACGGTTGAAACCCCTGGATTTGCAGCCTGGGCCGTAACAAGCGTGCTTCCGGTGGTGCCCGTGATGGCTACATGAACGCCGTTGTAACCAACGGGAAGCGTGTTCACGACATAGAAACTATCACCGACAGCAACGCTGTGAGGCGATGTAGTTGTAAAAGTTAACCTCCCGCCGCCCGTGGCTGACCAGCTGGAGGCTGTAATGACGTTGGTTGGCTGCCCACCGTTAGGGAAGGATGAAACAGCCTCACCAACAACACCAATATCGTCCCCAAGACTTTGTCCGTTGTCCCCCGCAATGCGAGTTACTTGGCCAAAAACCGCCCCACGAGTACCCTGTCCGCCGCCGGTTAAGATTTGTACTTGAAGCCCATAAATGCCAGAAGCGCCGCCTCCGACAGGGGGCGCGTTCACGCCGTCGAGGATATTGATCTTGTTGAATAAGAAATCGCCTGCCGGGCTGACCGTCCCATCCCCAGTTTGGTTTATCAAAAGCCCCTGGCTCAAGGTGTTGATGGGCGGGGAAATGGTCTGCGTGAGGCTGAACGTGTTGGCTCCATCCAAGAACGGAATGGTGTGACCGCTGGTGCCAGTGTTGGCCGTGATGGCCGTGCCGACCGTGATCGGCCGCGGTGGCGCCTGCGCGCCGCTGAGATTGCCGCAGACCGTGCTGTTAGCGAACTGGCCGGAACAGGATTGCGCATTGGCTTGCGACGCCGTCGCCGCAAGAGCAATCGTTGCCACAACAAATAATTTCATGACCGTGTCCGCTAGGCACTGTTGATGATTTTCCACCCAACCCCGGTGTAGGGGCGCAGCGTGAAAAATCCGTAGGCGTTGGCGAGTTGGATGGATGACAGACCATCGATCTTCTCGGACCCGTTAGGAACGATCGTTATAGGAGTGCCGCTAGCCGTGCCTTTAATATCCTCTATCGAGAGGATGAGACCGTTGCGGCTGGCGACTGTTGGAAGATTAGCAATAACGGCCGTGGGGACGGTCTGGTTAAAGGCGATCACCGAGTCCGTCGCGGCAACTGTGACGGGGAGCGAATTGGTGATGACGCGGGTGATAAGGGACACTCCCGCCGCAACAATCACGCTCCATGCGCCGTTCTGGCGAGCGTACTGAAAGCCGTCGTGCGGCGAATCGTCGGTAATGGCCGGCACGACAACGGGCACCCAAGCGCCAATCTGCCTGGCATAGGTTCCCGGCAGCGTTACATCCGCAATGCCGGCCACCGCACCACCGAGCAGATGGGAGGGACATAACACGTAGGCCTGCGTGGCCGTGTCGAAGGTCAGGATGAAGCTGGTTGGGCTCGTGGGGATGGCATTAATGGCGCCAAAGTCATTCCAGTCGGTCTCAAATGTATAGGTACCGTTTTCCTTGGTAACCTCGATGCCTGTGGTTCCAATAACGTTGCCTGGAAATTTAACGAGAGCCCGCAGCTTGGGGGTCGATGCCGCCGAGGGTCGCGGACTGAAGACCGGGATGGGCGCGCTCATGTCCTTGTTCCTAGCAGGCTGTCACGATGCCGAGCACAACCCGCATTGTCGTTGCATTGATGCCGCTCGGGCAACTGACGCCGGTACTGCCATTGGCCTGATAGCCGCCGGTCGAGTTGACCACGAAGCCGCCGCCGATCTGAGTCACGTTGGGGGAACCACTGAGATAGAGGATGTTGGCTATGGTAGTGCCGTCATTCTCCAGCGCCGACAGTGGCGAATTGTTGCCGAGCAGGATGGCGGCCTTGGTGAATGCGCCGCCGCTTGCGTTGAGGCCCACTTCATGCGTGCCGTTAATACGGAACGAATCCTTGGCGCCCGTGAAGTCGAAGAATGCTGCTTCGTTGGCCGTACCCAAGACAGCCATAAACCCGTATTGCCAGAGCGGGCCGCTGATGCTGCCGCTGCTATAGCCGCTCGTAAAGGTCGAACCTAACAAGTCGATATGGATGCCATCAATTTTGTTGATAGTCCAATCGCCATAGCCTCCTGGTGTGTTGACGGTGTTGCTGCCGACACCAGAAACCCTAGTGCGAAACCCGGATAATAAAGTTGAGGTCGAACTAATGGTCAGCCGAATTAAATTGCCTCCGCTTCCATTCGAAGCACCAGGACCCACGGCGCTAACGGCTATTGGTGGACTAGTTTGTCCGATAACCGCCATGCCTGCTGTTGATTGATAGCTCCCGGCACCCGTATTGGCTTGTCCGTAGACCGCAGGCGAAAGCGTCGTGTAGTTGGCATAGTTGTTATTGAGGTCGGTCTCATTGCAATTGGCGTTGATGGCGTGAGCCAGATCGGACTTGAGGATACAGACCGGGTTTAGAGCCCAGATGTCACCGGAGTTTGTGCCGGCGACGGCACCAGCATAGAGCGTGACCTTATCTCCATTATTATCGCCCGTGTATCCCACGTCCGAAGTCATGCCGAGATTAACAATGAACTCTCGGTTTCCGGTCTTGACCGTCGCGGTCTGCAGCGACAGCGGCGCGTAGGTCGCGAGCAATGGTCCTCCGGTGGGATTTCCAGTTGGCGAAACGTCACCCAAGAAGCGGATCGGCGGAGCGATAGTTGCAGTCGCCGGAACCGTAGACCCGCTCAGGTTGGCGCAGAACGAATTAGGAGCGAGATCGCCGGCACACGACTGCGCCATTGCCGTCCCGCTTGGAACGGATGCAAAAGCAATTGCGACAGCAAGGACGACCCACAGTTTCATGCTCTAGGCACCATTGATGATTTTCCAGCCCGCCAGCGAGGAATAGGGCCGCAGGCTGACGAACCCGTGGTTGTTGACTATGGTCACGTTAGCGCGCCCATCGATCGTCTCCGACGCAAAGGGGACAATCGTTATGTTGTGAGAACCGGCCACCCCACCGTAGTCTTCGACCGAAAGTGGTATTCCAGCGCGAGCTGTGGCGCTCGGTAAAAACACACTTACTGCGGTGGGCGTAATCTGATTAAAAGCAATCACGCCATCAGCGGTGCCCACATTCACGTTAGCAGAGTCGGTGATGATGCGAACCAATCCAACCGAGCTTCCGCCGCCGCTGCCGATCAAGATCGACGGCACCAATACATAAACGCCCGTCAGCGTGTCGTAGGTCAGAACGTAGTTGGTGGGACTTGAGGGAATTGCGTTTGTTACGGAAAAGTCACTCCAGTTGTTTTCGATCGTGTAGTTGCCGTTTACCTTGGTGACATCGATCCCATTGGCTCCATAGACCTGGGCCGGGAACTGCACGCTCTGGCGCAGCCGGATGACAGGCATGCTCATCGCGCCACCACTCCTGCGGCGATCGGCAGCGTACCAATGAGCGCCTGGCCGGTCTCATCGTCGTCGCCGATGGTGATACCGATGTCATAAGTGCCCGAATGAAGATTGGTCATCTCACTGCGCGTAAAGGTGACAATGAACGTACCGAGATCGACCACCGCGATCCTGCCGTTGTCGATCGTGGCCGATAATATGGCGTAACACTGAGTTGGATGCCTGACCTCAAAGACGATGGCCTTGCCGGTCAGATCGAGCAGTTCGTCGGTGTCATCATCGACAATCTGGAACTCGCGCTGGAACGTCGCGCGATTTGACTGGGCTTCGAGGCGTCCGAAGTCCATGGCTACATCCGCATATAAAACGTGCCGAGCATGGTGCGCGGCGTGGTGTTGTGTATTGGCACGCTGGAGCCGAAGTCGGCGGTGGTGAAGGTGTGAGTGTGGATCCTAGTTTCGCCTAAGCTGGTGATATTGCTACTGCCGATACCGCCATACCAGAAACTGCCGCCGCTTACGGATTGTCCCGTAGCAGATCCGCTTGTTCCTTGAGGGCCTGGGACCGGATGTTCGTGGTCGACATTGTTGGCGTCCGTCGTGCCAGTGCCAGTGTGATTGTGGATCGGCACTTCTGCGGCGGTGAGTTGATGGGCGATCTCGCCGACGATGGAGGCATAGGTAAGTCGGTCGCCACGCTCGATCGGCGCAGCACTATAGCCACCGCGGTCGGTGCTACCCATGCCAGATAGGCCGCCGACAATGACTTCACGAAAGTCGAGCGTGCCGATGGTCCTGCCGCCGGCCCAGTCTGTATTCGCATCCGGGCCGCGGGTCGGGCCTCCCGATACCGGGCAGAGCACGTTGTTATATTTACCCCAGAGATATTGATATAAGGGCAGATGTTGGTCCGTATGGTAGTGGGCTCCACTGGAGCCATTACCGATTGTGCTGCCATTACAGCGGACCCAGCCGGCACGCTCCTCGTCTACCGGCTGCCAATCCATCATGCCGGTCTGGAAGATGGCGTTGGGGTCCACGGTCGATCCGCCGCCACCGCCACCGCTCGACGGGCCGACCACCAGAACAAAGTCCTCGTCGAACTGCACGGTGCCGCCGGAGTCGGTCAGCCGGACATGAATGTCCCCGTCGGCGAAATAGAGTTGCGGGATGCGGCCGTCAGAGGCCAGGATGATAGGGTTGGAATGGACGAGGGTGAGCCCCGTGTCCTTGAACGCATTCTGCGGGTTGTCGGTGCCGGCGGCGTAGAAATACAGCCGCCCGCCCGACAGCAGGTTGCCGTTGAGCTTGTCGAACTGCTGCGACAGCGAGAGGTTTATACTGCCAGCCATGGGCGGCAGAGTGGGGGACGGCGGTCACGCCACAACGCACCCTGACGGGGGCTACGGCCCGGCGGTTTGGGTCTCTTGCGGTTGCTCGACGCGCAGCGGCTGGCGGGCCTTAGTGGTGGCGGCGTCTCCCAGCAGCATCAAGCGGGCGGCGATGGCCCCGGCCTCATTGGAATTGCGGGGAGTGCCGGCGAGACGCTGCAACAATGGCCCGGACTTCGGGTCAGTGATAATCGAGACTAGGCCGTCGAGGTTCTTGCCAACCTGCCACTTGGTCACCTTGTCGTTGACGATCCGGGTCCACAGGCTCGGGCTCAACGCCGTCTTGAAAGCCTCGCTTAGGTTGGTGCCAGAACCCAAGGCTTGAATGTCTTCGGGGTTGAAGGCAGTGAGCGAGCCCTTGTTCATCCGCAGCGCGGTGGCTTGCGCGACATCGAGCAGTTTCTCCGTCCCTTGCCAGCGCGCCTTGCCGTTGGGCAGCGCCTCGACGGCAGCCTGCATGTTGGCGCGTTGCTGCGGGTTGCCGACCAGCTTGACGAAGAACTTGCCGCCAACGGCAGGATTGACGCCGCCCTGCAGGCTGGTGGCGGCTTGGTTGAGAGTTCCCATGACGTGGGCGCGGACAAGTTGCTCGGCGGCAGTAGAGTTGCGCTTGGCGAGGTCGGAAACCGCGCGTGAAATCGCAGTCTGGCTGTCGGCGAGCGGGGCGGAGGGGAACAATGCCTCGATCGCCTTTTGGGTGGTGAGGTCTTTAGCCGCGAGCTTGCCGATCGGACCCTGCAGCAGTGGGTTCAGATATTTTTCGCGGAAGGCCGTTTGGGCCGAGAGGGCTTGTTCCAACGGCCCTGGAGTTCCGCCGGGGCCGCGTGTGGTCGCAGTAGCGAAGTCTTTAACCTCGGTGGAAACCCGTCCGGTTACACCGGCAACCCTTTGGCTTCTATTCTGATCGGTAATAGCGGAGGCTCGTTCAGATCGCTCGCGCAACTCTTGCTTTACCGCATCGTAAACCACTGCATTGCGGTCACTCAGTCCGCGTAAGTCATAGCTTTTGGCGGTGTCGTTGCGAACCACCCGCAGCGCATCGGCGAATAGCGGGTCTTGCATCATCAGATCATGAAACATCTGCGGGACCAGCGTTTGCCGCGCCTTGTCATAGAGCGGCTTGGTCGCCTTGGTCATCGCCGCTCGCATGTCCTCAATGGTCTTCTCGGCGGCCTGCTGGATCGACGGGCCAACCGTATTAGGATCGACGGGTGCTGGGGCCAGCCTGCCGACCTCCTGCCGGGCCGCACTCTCGAACTGCTGTGCCTGTGGCGCAAAGAAGTCCTGCATCCGCGTGCGCGAGGGCCGCGCGCTTTCCAAGATGCGCTGCATATCCTGCAAGACCGGGCGGCCGGTAACTCGAGTGAGCGCCTGTGCCCAGGAAAGCGGGACAGGTGTTGAGAGCGATTGAGCGTGTTGGATCAGGGCGCCGGCGCGCTGCACGTCAGCGGGTGTGACATATTCGGGTAGTTGCGACAGGAGGGCTTTGTCGAGAGTGCGACCAGGAGAGGCCAGCGCAGTGATGCCGCCCGTTGCTAGGGCCGCTCCAGCGCGCGCATAGGGCTCAAGCGGCGTACCCTCGGTGACCTGCCCAGCGGCCTCTGATGCTGCACCTGGCAGGACGGCTCCGGTGACTAGGCGGCGGGCGATGCCACCGGGACCAGCCAGTGATGCGGGCACGAACTCGCCGATGGTCTGGGCGCCTTGGCCGAGCGTGGTTTGTGGCTGATAGAACTGCCCAGTATAGCCCTCTACGCCCTTCTGGATATCGGCTGCGCCGGGCCCTGTCAGGGCGGTGAGCGGGGACGGGATGCGGCTGATGGGACCGGAGACGGCCTCCTTGGCCGCCTGCAGCCGGGCCGGATCGGCACCGAGATAATGGCCCGCCGCATCAACGCCAGCGGAGAGCAGCGAGCCGATATCGCCGGGAAGACCCGCGAGGCCGATCGCGCCTTTGGCAATGCCGGTACCGGCCGAGTGAGCAATGTCGAGCGCGGTATCTTGCGTATTCATGGGACGAACGGTGACCTTGAGTGGCCCGCCGCCGCTTGGCGTTGCCCAGTCTTGCTCCCAAGGTGGAGTATTGTCGGCCGCTGCCGGGGGCGCGGGGCCGGACGAGGCGTTACTCCAGTCCATCTCCCAAGGAGCAGGATCGGCCATCAGCGTATCCAGCTGGCTGGGCTATTCGGGTCACCACCCTTGAACGTGTATCCGTTTCTTTTCGTCCCGACGGCGGGTCCGACAGCGGTTTGCAGATGAGGCACCGCCACGTCATAGATTTGCTGGATGCGCTGGGCCGCTGGCAGTCTCGTATCGGCTGCAATTCTTCCAACGTCTTCTTTGTACTTGGACAAGAGTTGGAGATTGCTGATCGACAATTCGCGACCTTGCGGAGTGGTCATAAGGCCACCCAGCGCACTCTTGAACGAGGTCAATTCGTTCTGCAGGAGGCGACCAGAACCCACGGGTCGGAGCTGCGGCCCAAAGAAATCAATGGCTCGTTCGTAGGCTTGGATATCGCCCAAACCCTTGGTCTCAATCCCGTAGCGACCGAGGACACTTTGGATCTTAGGAATAACGCCATAGCCGGCCTTTTGGCCAAGGCGTCTGATCTCTTCCAATTGTGCAGTGTGGGCGCGAGCATCGATGCCGTCGTCAGCGAGCTTGCTCAACGAGTCGACGTTCTTCTCGCCCTCCTTCGTGCGCGCCCCGCGCTCGATGTCGGCATTCTTGGTCATGTAGTCTTCGACGGCCTTGATGGTGGCCTCTGTTTGCGCCCGGCCCTTCTCTGTTCCGGTCGCGGACGACCGTCGCAGGGCTTGGAGATACTCGGCCTCGTGCCCTTGCCAACGCGGCGGGATCGGGCTGTTGGGATCGATGCCGGCAGGAACAGCAGCTACTGGTGGGCGGGTGATCGGAGCGTTAGGCTGCGTGAGCCCGCGCGAGGCGGCCGCCTGCTGGGCCATCTGTTGAGCTTGGGCAAATTGTTGTGGCGACAGCGGCGCGTTTAGATCGGTGATCGGCGGCGCACCAGGGTTGGCGGCATTGAGCCGGGCGACAATCCCGGTCGCAAGACTATACCCTTCGCGATCACCAAACCCCGAAGGGATTGCTGAGATCGCTGATGTCTCAGCGTTGGGGCTGGCCTGCGAAGGGCTCAGCGGCCGAGACGGGACAGAGGTTGGCTGCACGGTGATGCGGGCAGTCGGCGGCGACAGACTGGTGTCGGAGGTGGAGGGTGGAGCGCCTGGAACGACATCGCCGGCACGCACCTTGGCTGCGGTGATATCGCCTAGTTGTTCTTGCCGCTTGATGTCGAGTCCGGCCAGCGTGGCGAACGGCGCAACGGCCGGAGTGCCTCCCAGTCTCAATGCCGTAATGGCAGCAGCATTATAGTCTGGAATATCCTCGCCATTCGGCCCTTTGATCGTCGGCACGCCGCCCTGGAACGCATCCTGCGTGCGCCGCTTGTAGGCCTCGTCGAGGCCGGACCAATAGGCATTGGGCAGATTGGCGATCTGGTCGGCGAGGCCCTTAGTGTCGGGCGGACCCTTGGCGATCAGGAGGTCGAGACTGTCGGCGGGGGTGATGGGCATGTGTTATCCCATTCCGGCAATGGCTTTGCCCGCAGCCTGTGCGCCGCCAATGATGGTGTTCCAGAGGTTCAAGGATGCCTGTTGCGGGGCCACCGCAGCGGCAGCCTGAGCATTGCCGATGCCGGTCTGGGTCGCCTGTGCGGCCTGTCCCTCCTGCCCGTAGAGGCCTGCAAGCCCAGTGCCGAGTTGGCTATAGAGTCCGCTCGCTCCACCGACCGCGTTCTGGTTGGCACTGAGATAGGGCGAGAGTCCGGAGACGTAGGAGCCGTATTTTTGGTTGGCATAGTCGGTGGCGAGCTTGGTGGTGTCGGCGATGGTATTGCCTGAGTTGAGCATGCCGCGCGAGGCCGCCCGCCGATCGTTCTGGTCTAGCGTCTGGTTCAGCCCCTCCTGATAACCCGGCGTGGCGGTGAAGTTGGCCCGCGCCCGCGCCAGCCCTTCTGGCCCATTGGCACCGCTGGCATCGGCATAGGCGCTCGAGCCTGCCTGTGTGCTCTGGATCAGCGGCTGATAGAGACCAATGCCCTGCTGGGTATTGCTGGTGAGCGCCCCGGCAGCCTGCCCGTACAGATCGGAGAGTTGCTGATAACCCTGGTTGAGGCCGGCAACCTTGGCGGCCGCGGCGTTCTGGGCGGGCTTAGAACTGAAGGCATCGAAGAGGCCGATGACACGCACTCCCTCTTTTAGACTCGCCAATTTGGCGACTCTAACGATGCCAACAACGCACCCTCAGACCTCGGTGCGCAGCCTGCGCAGAATGATCTCCACCAGCCGCAGCCAGCCGTACCATTCGGGGCTGATGAGCCCAGTCTTGGGATCGACCACCGGCACGTTCGACGACGGCATTGGCGGTAGTTCGGGCGAGGTGGTGGCCATCAGTCGGACATCAACGTGGTAGCCTGGTCGCCACCCATCAGGCCGACGTGTACCGGGTCAGTGACATCAAGCCGCCAACGGCGCCCCATTGGGCCCGCCATGCCGGTGCGGGTCACCGTCACCCGCTGCTCGGCCCGGCCCTGCGGTCCCAGTGGACGGTGCAACGGGTTGCCCCAGTGAACGCCGCCATTGTCCGACCACGAGATCCGCACCCGCGGTTGGGTGGCGATCGGATCGGGTCCGGTAGCGATGCCGGTGCCGGTGGCGAAGTTGAAGTCTGCGCGCGGCACGACAGTACGGTTGGGAAACTTGGCGACCGGGCCGCTCTCCAAGCGATAGAGCAACGGATCGCCATCCTCGGTGTGGTTCATCTCATCGACGCCAAGCAACTTGCCGGACTCGGTGTCGCCGACGATCCAGCGGCCGAACGCATACACTGCCTGAGTGCCGCGCCAGCGTGGGATCAGGTAGGAAGCGCGCTCGTTCCACTTCTGGGTGTTGAGGTCGAACTCCCAGGTCCAGGCATCGCACGACAGCACCCATTTGGGATGGCCACCGCTGATATAGACACAGGCCTCGAGCGTGTTCTTGTCGGTGACGGCGGCGATCAGGCGATCGAGTTGCGGCGGCGAGATCTTGTCGGGCTGATAGCCTTTCAGGATGACGACGGTGTTATCGTCAGCAACCCAGATCAAACCCTTGCCGCCGAAGCCGTCCTCGTGCCCAGCGATGGCGTAGCGGCCGGCGAGGCCGGTGGAGACCGTGGTGACGAGCGAATAGGGGAAGGCCGGCGGCGTATTGGCGGTGTCCTGATATATCTCCAGCGACGAAGGGCCAAAGATGTAGAGTTGGTCGTTCCAGGGGATCGCGCGCAACGCGCCGTCGGGCTTGGCCTCCGCCACCGTGAAGGCGAGCGAGTTGACGTTGACCGAGTTAAGGTCGGATGCGAACACGTGCCCGTCCCCGATAGTGAAGAAGAAATAGCCGTGCTGGAAGCAGACTGAGTTGGCAACTGAGCCAGAGCCATTAACATCGGTATCGACAAACGGCGATACCGCACTCGCAGTGACGGTGTAGACGCCGTTGTCGGGATCGACGAACACGATGTCGGGCGTCGAAGCCTTGTTGTTGCGCGCCCAGAAGCCCTTGCTGGTGGTGGTGACAAGCGTGCCGGTCAGGACCGTCTCGCCGCTGCTACTATTGAATGTCGCGACGTGCCCATTCCAAGCGGTGTAGAGCGTGCCGGCGACCTGCAGCCCACCGCAGAAGCCGGTCTGTGTCGAGGTCGCAAACCGCGTCAGACCGGGACAGCGCGCCCATACCACGCGCCCATCGCCGAGCGGTTCGGCGAAACAGTTGAGCAGGCGGCCGGCGCCTTCCTGCGGCACACGGCCAGGGGCCGACGACAGCGGGAAGGGAATTTGGACCATTCAGAAATACTCACTGCGCATGGTCTCGTAGGTCGGGCCGCCGCGCGCCGCCACCCGCAACTGTTGCTTGGCCATTTCCATCACCGGGAAATTGCTGGGTCGTCCGTAAGCGGGTGCAGCTCGCTCGGCGATAAACACGGCGAGTTGGTTGAAGACGGCGTAGGGAAACTCGTCGCTGTCACCGAGCCGGATGACTTCTTGCGCCTCCAGTTCGCCAAGCGCCTTGTCGATCAGACCGTCGATCTTGGCTACATCCTCGGCCGAGTTGGACTGCCCCGCGCCAGGCAGGCCGAGCTCGTCGAGAACCGCATCGATCAGTTCAGGCCGCGTTGCTGTCGATGGCATCGCTCTTCACCTTCGGTGGACGGCCGGGCGGACGACGCTTGGGTTCGGGGGCCTCGTCGGCCGGCTCGGGCATGTGTTCCTCGTCGTACCGCTCCTGCTCGTCGTCGGTCAGTTCGACCTCAAAGAAACGGCTGCCGATCGCTTTGTTGATAAGTGTGGGATCAGTGACATCGAGCGGTTTGCCCTTGTCGAACTTCCGACCTTGGAATGTGACGAATTGCGGGCCCATGCCGCTCCCGTCCTCGCGCTGATGCTGACTATCCTCACCGATCCAGGTCACCTTAGCCATGCACTTCTCCTGAAAAGGGCGTGAGGAATGTCCCCACGCCCGTACTCGTTATGCGACCGGCAGATATTCGACCACGACCCAACCAGCGCCGGCGGTGCCGGAGCCGGTCGAGGTGTAGGTGGCGATAACCGGAGTATCGACGGTCGGGGCTACGGTAGTCGCGGTGGCGAGCGCGGTGCCGCCAGTGATGACGCCGGCAGCCGCAGTGGAGATGCCGGTGCCAAAGGAGGCATCGGATGCCACGGTGCCAATCTTCATCGTATTGCCAGTGGCGTTGAACGCCGTGGTGATGACGGCGTAGGTGCGCAGAACGATGGCACCGGCGGGCAATGTGCCAACTTGCACAATGCCGGTGACGCCGTCGGCGAACGAGAGTGGAGCGCGCAGATATTGAAGTACTTGATAGCCCATGACGCGGGCTGGGATTGTTGCCATGATGTTGTTCCTTATGCGTCAGGCTGCGCGGCATAGAAGCCGGTAGCGATCGACCATTCCTTCAAGTTGCCGCCGAGGGTCTTTTTAAACATCTTGCCGATGCCGTAGGCCATTTCGACGCCGACGCCTTTCAGGAACTGATAGTCAGTCTCGTCGCGCTGGGTGGGACGCGCCATTTGCCCCCAACCAAACGCCATGGCCCCCTGCCCGCACATCCAGACCGGACGCACGTCAGTGGTGCCGCTGGCGCCGGCATTGGTGTAGTAGGCCGGCGCCAACGTATCGATCTCTGGAACCTCGCGATGGATCACCCCGTCATAAATCTGATCCCCGTCCTGGAAAATCGGGTTTTTCCCCACTCCGTTGTCCTCGCGCGGACGGGCGTCCTTGTTGATGAGATCGAGCGAAGCCTTGAGGTCGCGGAACGTGCGCGAGCCGTGGAAGCACACGAAATACTCACGGCCATCCTCGATCTTGTAAGGCCGCAGTTTCGGCACCGCCGCTTTGGCAACGCGCTTGAGGAATCGCATGTTCGCGGCGTTGGCAAGGTCGTTCGTCGTGTCGAGGTTGGTGAGCGAGGTGTTGAACGCTCCCGCCGATAGGTTTGACTTCAACTGACCGAATACCATGCGATCGGCATTGTCGGTCTGCCAGGTGTTCTTCTGCGCAGCCGTGGACGCCTGGAACAGGATGCCGTTGATGCGCTGACCGGCCGAGGTGTCGATGTTGGCCGGGGCCGACTCCGACGGCAGTGCGTAGAGCGCACCGACGATTTCGTCACGCTGCAGCGACTTGCCCCAATCGCTGAGCAGCGAGCGGGCCTCGTCAAACACCATTGCACTGTCTTTGCGGCGGGCGGACTTGGAGGAGACCACGGCGTTTCTGGCGTAGTCGATCCACAGCCGCATGCCGTAGTCGTCGATCCGCTCTTCGTTGCCGACCAGCGTGCCACTGCCGATCGCGGTGCCCTGGAGCGCCGCCACCAGCGGGATATTCATCTGGTTGCCGGCCTCGGTTAGCTCGCGGCGGAGCCGGATGATCGAGCTCATATCCTCGCCCATGTACGGCGAGAACAGGTTTTGGCGGACGTATTCCCGGTTGATCTCCTTCGTGAACTTGATGAGGACGTTGTTGGTCTGCGGAGTGCTAAGGGCCATGGCCCTGATCCTTTCCTACAGGCCGAGCGCCTAGCGCCGTGGACCTGCTGTCGCGTGCCGGAAGATGGCCTCGTCGGACATGTCCGTGTCGTCGTCGCCAGCGATGGCGGCGCCGGACGGAGTGATGCCGTTGAGGGATGGGGGCAGGCGGACAGGGGAAGGTTGGCGTAAACCGTTGCCGGTCGATGGCACGACCGAGAGGCGAAGGGCTTCGGCGGCTTGTCGAAGATGCTCCGGGTTTTTCAGAGCCTCCGCGAGAACCTTCTTGTTGTAGGCCTCGAGATCGTCACCGACGATCGTCGTTCGCTCATGCTGTGCATACCAAGCCAGCAATTCCCGGCCGGGGCTGGGAGCATCCTTGACCCGCAGAATGTCGGCGGGAGATACCCCTGGACCCTGTATTGCAGCCCACGCCTTGCTGAACCGTTCCGGATTAGCCTGACTGGCAAGCTCAAAACTGAACTCGCCGCGCAGATTCTTTTCCCTGATGGCCTGCTCGTTCTGCCAATGTTGATAAAATCCAGGAAGATCCATCAACGGATCAGGCAGTTCAGGCGGCTTTGGCGGTTCCGGCTTGGGCTGATTGCGCCGCAGTTCGGCGAGCTCGCGCTCGAGCTGCTGATACCGGGCCTCGGCCGCACGACGGTTTTCAGCCTCCTCGCGCAGCCGCCAGGCGGGGATGTGCCCACCATCAGACTCCGGAGTTGGCTCAGCAGGGGGCGGCGTTGCGTCGGCGGGCGCGGGGGTATCCCCGGCCTTGGGCGCAAACCGGCCATGCTCGTCGCGCGGTTGATCGCCGGCTTCGGGCGGCGGGGTCTCGGTCTCCGCGGCTACGGCAGTTTCCGGCTCTGCTGCCGGCTCGTTGCCTCTCGCCTCGTTGAACAGATCCTCGTCCGAAACGTCGACATCCACGACGGTAGGTTCGTCTGCCATGTAATCCCCGTCCAAATCGCGGTTTCGCCCAGCGACGGCGCAATTCACCCCTTGACGGCGGGCGTGCCGCGCCGCGTTTCGTGCGGCGGTACGTCGGGCGGGAGAGTCTGGGGGAAGGGCGGGTGCCACAACGCACCCTGCGGGCGGGGTCTAATTTTTTGCCGTTGACACGGCGAGTCCGGCCCGCTTGGGTGGCGGCTGGCAAACTGGTAGGGAGACCATCATGAACATCAGGACGGCGGCTTATGCCGCCTTATGCGCAACGATTTTCAGCGGTCCTGCGCAGGCCGATCTCGTCTTTACGACTATGGTCTCGCCGGACATAATCCAGGCCGGCGAAAGGACTTACGTCACCTTAAGCATAAGCGGCGACGTGTTCGATCCGAACTTCTATTTCGAGGGACATTATTGGGAGGCAATGCCCTGGCAAAACTACGTCACCTTTTATGATGGGCTTGGCGGCAGTACCCAGTTTCTCACCCAAACCTGGGACAACATTTCCCCAGCTTGGGGCGAGATCGCGACCTACCCCGATGCCGGGACGTTTTTCCCTCACTTCGACGCCGACATCATTCTTCGTCTCACCAGGGGCTACGATGGCCAGTGCGACACGTTTGGCCACTCGTTTTGCGTCGCATTGGTAAATTTGGGCGGGGACTTTGCCACTTCGGTCACGGTCAATGCCGTGCCGGGGCCGGTCATTGGCGCGGGATTGCCGGGTCTATTGCTGTCACTCTTGTTCTGGTTCACTTACCGACGACGGTCCAACCAGTTGGGTTAAATCTGACCTTTACATGGTTTGATCCGCCGCTATCGACTGCAGCACCCCAAGTCGCGGTATTGCCATCCCTGATGTCGTAACAATTACCCTCTTGGGTCACGGCGCTGTCAACAATAAAGAACATGTTTCCGCCAGAACCCGAGCCGCCAGGATTTGCCAGTGGAAAGACTATTGAGAAAAGACCCGTGCTGACATCGCTAAACAGGCCATTGTATCCGGAGACGCTCACCCCCGTGATATACGCATTCGAATTGCCGTCCGTTCCGCGATTTGGCAGATCACCTAGACCTGGCACGACGTTTACCGTTGCAAGGCCCGTTCCCGAGTCCCAGGTTGCCGTCGAGACAACGTAGTTCGTCGTGGAGAGATTTCCAAACAGGTAGACCGGCGCCACGTTGCATGCGAGAAAGT